CATAATTACAAAGTCTTCAAATTTTCATTTCATTTTCATTTCAAATTTTGAAGACTTCGGATTATATATTGCATTAATTTATAATATATTGTTATTGTTATGCTTTAAAAATATTTCAATAATTATAAATTATGTATTGTTATTGAATATATATTTTAACATTTAAATATACTACTATTACCAGATCATTGTATAAAATAATGGCGTTTATTTTTCAAATGTAAAATAGCTATCGAAATACATAAAAATAAAATTATATACAGCATAATAAAATATATTTTTGAAATACTATATGGCCAATAGGGCATTAGGTATAATGTTATAACTATTATTATATTTAATAAATACGATTTTATATTTGGTATATACATTTTTTTATAAAAAAATAAAGGAAAAAGAATAAATAAATGACCCAAAAAAGAGAATAAAGGATTATAGTTTTCTATGCTTCGCCATTTAATGAATGAATCCAAAGTACCAATTAAAAAAATTATAATCATATGAATATAAAATATAGGTCTCGTGAAAGGATAATATATATATAATAGAATCAATAATGTTCCAACATATGGCGATAATGTGGTTAAATCTATCATATATATATATGTATGATTATGTTATAATTGGTGGAGGAATTAGTGGACTATTTATGTATTCACAACTAATAAAGAAAACAAAAAATATTTTACTTTTAGAGAGAAATAAACGATTCGGTGGCCGTATATTACAACACGAAGAAGTTTATAAAAACAAACAAGTTTCAATACCAGCAGGCGCTGCACGATTCAATAAAAACCATATTCATGTTATTCGATTATTAAAAGAATACAATATGTTGGATTTTAGAAAAGAAAAAGGATTCTCATCTGATATTGAATATATAAATACACATTCTATGATTGAAAAACAATTCGAAGGTAAAAATGGATTTTATTTTATTCATAGAATTCTGAACAAAGCAAGCAGAGAAAAGAAATCTTTTTTAATTCAATATACCTTTTCTGAATATGCTTCTCTTTTTTTATCAAAGAGAGAATTAGACTTTCTTTTAATCGCAAGCGGTTATAGTGGACAATTGAAATATATGAATATGTATGACGCTTATCGACTATTCTTAAATGGAATCAGAAATGATATTACATATTTCGCAGGTAAATTTCATATTTTAATAAAAAAAATGGAAGATAGATTAATAAAAAACGGAGGAGTTCTTTTAACAAATTCTCTCGTAAAACATATTTCTTTTGATACAAATTATAAAATTCAATATAACAATACGATTGTACATTCTAAAACAATCATTTTATGTATTCCAAAACCTGCACTTTTATCACTGCCCTATTTAAAACCATATTATTCTTTATTCAATAAAAGTGTTAATTGTAAATCATTATGTAGAGTTTATGCTATGTTTGACCCTAAGGATACATGGTATAAACAATTAAAAAAAACAGTCGTTGATAATCCACTACGTTATATTATTCCATTTGACTCAGAAAAAGGTATTGTGATGATTTCATATACAGATGATATGTATACTAAATATTGGAAAGATAAAAATAAAGAACAAATAAAAACTTCAATTGTGAAATGGATTAAAAAAACATATCATATACAAATTCAACCTCCATTAAAAGTTTGGACTTTCTTCTGGGATTGTGGCGTTGCTTATTGGAACAAAAATATTGATAGCGACGTTGTTTCAAAACAAATATTACATCTTGAAAAAAATATGTTTATTTGTGGAGAAAATTATAGTCAAACTCAAAGTTGGGTGGAAGGTGCTCTCGAAACTTGTCACGCGTGTTTGAAACTTGTTAAGTAATTATAACATTTATTACACTTATTACACACCTTATAATACTTCCATCTGGTCCTCACGCTGGGTTCATCTTTATTATTTTTAAGACTTCTTAATTTATCATGTCCACAAAAAAAACATTTCATAGTTGTTTTTTCATCATCTTTATTTTTTTTGATTGATTTTATATTTTTTTGATTGATTTTATATTTTTTTGATTGATTTTATATTTTTTTGATTGATTTTATATTTTTACACATTGAACATTTAAACGCCTAATTTTCGTAATAGATTAACCACCATTCAAGTGTATTTGGATCAGTTACATCTGAATAACAAGGATAACTTCTAACAATAGTTTCTTTACTAAAACCCCATCTTTTTTCTTTATTAACATCATTGGTTGATAAAATTTCTAAACCCTTTCTTATAGAACCTTTATAAAATCCATTAGTTATTTGTTTCTTATTTGGACCCATTTTCCCTTTCATTTTATCTTTAAGATTACCCTTGAACCATTCAATCATATCATTTTGACCTTCTTTGCCATAAAATTTCTTAATAGCTGGGTCACCTCTATTTTCTTTAACCTTTTCAGAGCAACTATCTTTTAGTTGTTCTATATATTTGACACTATTGTATGTTCCTTTACTATATGTAATATTATCATTTTTATTATAATGGGTTGTTTTTGTATCCCATACAATTCCTTCTTTAAAGTCCATATCATTTTCCCATAATTTAATATAATTCTCTAGTGATGGTATATTTGTATAACATATACTATCACCATTATCATCATATCCAGTTAATCTACCAAATGATCCCTGAATAATACTTGAATCATCTGGTTTTTCAACATACCTTTCATATGAAACACCTATATACTTTTTTACTTGTGTTTTAGCACATCTTTGTGTTTCACAAATGAAGATAAATGTATTTTTATTTGGTTTAAGTTTAAGTATATCATTAATATCTCCTTTTTGTACTTTAAGATGATTTTTATTATAATCATAACCTTCACCAAATACCTTTTTAAAATTATTTATTACTTTTTCTTGATTATTTACCCCATCTTTATTTTCTCTCTTACTTGGAACTCTAATTATAAAATATCTTGGATTTATATATTTTTCTTCTATATCATTTTTTAGTTCTGTCACATTATTAAAAATAGTTAGATCCTTGAATTGTTTTACTCTTTTTTGTTCTATGGCTTGTTTTGGTCCATAGTACCCCTCGCCAGGTTCAAGTTTAATTTTCTCAGAATTATCACCCCAATCAGATATATCACATATGTTTCCGTCAGGTGTTGCCGAAAATTGAACTAATTTAATATCCTTTTCAAAAAGGAAATCTAAATCATAAAATCCACACTCTTTAAAGGTTTTATTTATTGTTTGATCATCTTTACACGCAATTTGTATTTCATCCATAATAACCAATACGTTCTTTTTTTTTCTAATATCTTTCACGAATGTTTTAGATAGATTCGCCCGATGAAATACTCTTGAATTAATTGAGTCAGGGAGTCTATTTTTAGTATCTTTCTTCCATTCTTTATCAGATAAACCAGTAATAATATAAATATTATCAATTGGAATGTTATAAGATAATATATAATGTTGGATAAGTGATGTCATACAACCAGTTTTACCTGTCTGAGTCATACCATATACTAAACAATTTACACGTGATCTATTATTAAATATAGATTTTATCCTTTTCCCACAATCTTCTTGATTGGGATATATGATATTAATACCTTCTAATGATTTTAACTCAATTTGACTATTTAAGATTTCTTTTTTTTTTTGAATAATTTTTAATTCTTTTAAATTATATTCTTGGGTAGATCTTTGCATAATACCTTCCATTGTTAATATGTAATTATTAAATTTATTTTAAATCAATTTAATTATAAATAATTGTATAATGTCGGCATTTAAATATAAAAAATAGGAATATATTTTCTTGTTTATTCTTCGTCGTCGCTGTATTCATTCATGAAACCGCACTCGCACCCTGAACACGAATCACACGCGGTGGAGTAACAGAAGTCGCACGAATTATAGCACTCAGCATAACAGAACTTTTTATCACACCTAAAACATTTAAACTTTTCTGCTTCGTCGCACTCACCACACCCTTCACATTTAAACTCCTGGCAATCAAAGCAGTAATCAACAATTTTTTTTTTACGAAACCGCTCGCCTCGTGGGGCACCGCGCCACCCCCACGATGTTCGCTCCTGAAATGCTTTGTTAAAGGTTTCATTACAGCAATAACAAGTCCATAATTCTGGTTTCGTGAAAGACTTAATAAGAGTAAATACTTCTGGTGGAAAATAGGTTTCCTTCTTCATTTCGGTGTTGGTAGTCATATTGTCAACTGGGGGACTTACCAATATATTCCTATTTTTATTTCAATTTTTTTTTCAAACACTATATTCGTGAGAAATTGCAGTTTGTGGTGTTATACATTCTGGAAATAGTTTATTAAATTGAAACATATCATACGAATTAAGACATGATTTGATATGGAAGAAGAAATGAAGAATATTAATTTTTTAAGAGTGCTATATAATTTTTAATTATAGGGATTTATATTTCTTTTCTCACAATATGATATATGCCTCAATCCAAAGTAAAAAGGTCAAAACTCTCTTTAAAATTATCCTCATCAAGAAGTCTCTACAGAAAAAAAAATCGTTCATCGAAATGTAGATCCAAACCAGTTATTACTTGCCGTAAAACCAAAGGATGTAAGTATGTTCGCGGAGAGAAGAGAAAATATTGCCGCAAATCCAAAAATACAATGCGTATTAGAAAAGCAGTAAGTTTATAATCATTCTATAATACTTCGGTCCTCGCGCTGGGTTGATCTATTTTATTTTTAACCCGTTTCAGATTTAAAATCTTACATTATTTTACTCAATAATTGATAAATATTCATTGAGTAAAATTATTATGAACTTCCATCTATGCTGAAATAAATGGATTCTAATTATTCAAGATGCCATCTTGGTAAAAGATGTGTAAATAAACTACTGATAACAGAGTTTTTATAAAATACACATTAGTTTGTGACTATTAATAGCAAAGGTATAATTGGTTATGAAAAAGGTGGAATGAATTCTAAAGAATGATACAATTTATTGAAAAATTTATTAATGATAAATTTAAAAATTATGGAGGATCTCATAAAATAAATTAATCAGAACAAAAATACTTTATAGTGTTCCGTACAAACCAAAAACAAATGCTATTTAAAATACGAACAAAAACGAGTAAAAAACGTCTACTAGAAAAATATCATTAAAAAATATAAACAATAATTGTTAAATATTGTATTCTGTCCCTACTTATTTCTTTCTATTTAATGATACATCATAATAGATTTTTTTTGATAAAGTTTATTGAATGTTCTGTATGTCTTAGATGACAATTGCCATCCGAATATTCTTTTCTCATAAAGCCTTGATCATCACAAGAATCTTTATAAATATCAAAATATATGAAATTATTTATTTTACATAATTCTTTAATTTTAGAATTCATATAATTGAAATATAATTTACGTTCTTCATCACTTCCTAAATATGGAAATGGATGGTTACTAGCCTCTTTTCTATATCTAATTGGAGGAACAACATTATATACGCAGATTTTTATATTATTATATAATTTTTTATTTTTATTAATTGAATCAAAGTAGTTAATAACTACTTCATCAATCACATCTTTGTAGGTTTTTTTCTCACTCACATGTTTATGGACATGATTTCTACAATCAATCTCACCAAAACAAAATATTACTATATCGTTCTCCTTTATTCCATATTTTTCTTCTCTAATATTTAATAACTTTAATCCCATACATCCAAATGTATACATTAATTTAGATCCTATATGGTTACAAATAATATTAACATCGGGCAAATTAATGTATCCCCAATGAGAATGAATTTTAGATGCATGACTATCTCCAAATGTATGAATTGTAATCATTATATATATAATTATATAGTAAGATTTAAATCTGAACGGGTAAGACTTCATAATTTATCATGTCCACAAAAAAAATTTCAATATATTAGATAATAATTTTAATTTTCAAGACCATATTTGTCCATTTAAAGGGTTAATTAAATTGAAACATATCATACGATTATATTATATTTCAATATGTCGAATCTTCAACGAATTAAGACACGTTTTAATATGTTAATGGAAGAAGAAATGAGTGACGATATGTCTTATCCGGATTTCATCTATATTTGCGATACATATATACAAGAAAAATTCAATATTAAACTCACAGAATCACAATGTTTAGATTATGTGAATTATAATATCATGTCCTATCTAGAAATGGAAAAGGAACTGAATATTCACGATTGTTTTCCAAATGGAATTGTTAATATTGTGAATGTATGGAGATTTAGATACGCATACGAATGGAAAAAAAATAAATTACAACAAGTTTATCAGCAATTTTGAATAGATAGTTACAAAGTATTTTAATTACCCTTTCTTGATCTTTTCTTTTTTTGTTTTCTTCTTTTTGTTTTCTTTTTGTTTTCTTTTTTATTTCTTCTTTTTGTTTTCTTTTTGATTTCTTTTTTATTTCTTCTTTTTGTTTTTTTCTTTTGTTTTCTTCTTTTTGTTTGTTTTTTTATTTTTTGAATTTCTAGTGTGTGACCTATGTCCTCCGGGTCGGATTCGTCGTCGTCGCTTGCTCCGCCGCCGCCGGCGGCAG